TCCTGGTTTACAATCTAGAATATACGAATTGGTTGGTTGTTTCATATAAATTAACGACGAACAACAGAGTCAAGCATCTCACCTTTTTCAAACACGGTATCAACAACCGTCTGCAATCCTTTGGCGGTAGAGATACCAACCTTAGAATAAACAGGGACAACACAGAATCCATAAGTCTTAGATTCACCACCTTTACGAAGAACACGACCGATGGTTTGTGTCATCTCGATCACATTCATGTTTCTCATGAAGATAACACATTCTAGTTGCGATACGTTGATACCTTCAGACAGAATTGAACGATGGAGTACAACAAACTTTTTATCACTATCTCTACCCCATGCGTTCAATGTGTTGAAGAATATCTCACGACTGACTTTCTTACCGTCAATCACAGCACCAGTCTTTGCAGTTATGTAAAGATAAGAATATCCACGTTGTGCAAGTTGGTCTGCAAAATCAGTCTCAAAGATTGTGGTGAGTTGTCTCGTAGTCTTAGAACATACCAGAATCTTCTTCACATCCATCTCATCAATTGTAGAGAGAATGTTGTTACTCTCAAGGTGTGGAGTGATAGATGCTTTGTCCATCGCATCCATCTGAATCACCTTCACTTTAGGAGGAAGAATGAACCCACCATCAACAAGTTCAGGTGCAGATACACGAGCGATGATGTCACCGTAGACCTCGCGATCGTTCATCCCTGGTTTATTGATAGTAACCGAAGTCTTACGAGTTGCGGTGAAATAGTAACAACGATCTGCATGACGAGAGAAATACTCTGTAGGACCGAAGAAGTGACGTTGGACACTGTTATGTGCCTCGTCAAAGTAAATCGTGTCTACAGGGATTCCAGACTCTTGCACACGGTGCAGGGAATGATATGTCGTGAAGATGATAACATGTTCACGAACGGTTTGACACATCTCCACAAACAACTTGATCCGTTCTGATTTAGTTGTCTTGAAATGTTTCGTTTCTCCACTATGAACATGGAGAACATTTGCATTTGTGATGTGCTCCAGGTACTCTGAAGAGAGTTGTTCTGCAAGGAGAATACGAGGTGCGACAACAACAATCACACGGGGAACTTTGATCTCAAAACGACGCACAGCGTCCATGATTGCGATCAATGTCTTACCACCACCAGTGGGAACAATCACCTGACCGATGGCATTTTGGTGAAGTGCATCGAGTCCACGTTGCTGGTGCGGACGGAGGGTGATTGTCATATGGTTGGTGTCTGTAATAATAAGGCAGTTTAGAGGTGAGTAACTCTATTGAATAACATTTGAGGGTGGTTTCATGAGTCTTTCGACTACATCTCTTGACTCTTGTCTCCTCTCTGTCTCTTTATCTGGAGATAAGATATTGATAGTGGAGATGAACAATGAACCGATTGCGATGTAGAATAGGAAACGGATTGCAAACATCAGTTAAAACGACCATCAGTGAAATTAGCGTATGCAAACTCCTCACGATTGACAAGTTTGAATGAACCCAACTCGGTGTGGAATACATAACCCTCACCATCAGTTTCTACATCATCGAAAATGAAACTACGAGGTGCATCATTGACAATCATAGACTCCATAATGTCCTCTTTGATTTCGATAATCATCTGATAAAGATTGACCAGATAAACACAACCAAAGATGTCAAATAGATTAGAATCAGTCAACTCACGACCCTCTTTGATCAGAGAATTGATCTTCTGTTTCGCAACATTTGCCTCCTTGGTTGTCATGAACTGAACATTGGTAGTATTAAGTTTCGGTGCAGTTTGACCAGAAGGAAGACGATCAATGGAAGGTTGCACCCACTTGATGATAGAAGTGTCACCAAACATCTCAGTCAGTGGTTTACATGTTGCGTCACACATAGGACCATCAACAAACACCTGAGTATGAGGTGCAATCACCATCTTTTGTGAAATCTCCTCAGGGAAGAGATAAGAAATGGTGTTAGGTTTCAGAACTTGAGTGCGACCGAAACCCAACCAATCACCCCAATAGATGTTCTCTGTGCGGGGAAGATACTTGATACAATATGACAGGATCTCAACGACTTCTAATTGATGTCCAAAGTGAGTAAAGATGTCATCAATAGTATAACAAAGACGAATCTTTTTCTTGTTGAATGCTGCTTTGGTACAAACAAAGAACTTACCATTGTCAGGATTAGTACCCCAAACAAGTGACATACCATCCATCTTCATCGTAATATCTGCGGGTGCAAAGAGTGCATCAATCACAGACATGTCACCCGTGAGGATGAGGTCTTCAGGATGTTCAAGATGGGTGGATGTCATAATGTTTGTGGTGTCTTACATCAATGGGGCAGTTTAGGGGTGAGTAACAATAATACTCACATATTATCAGGATATAAGGTACACTTAATCATCAATCCTTCCTCTCCAGTAGAAGGATTTGGTGCTTGTCTCATTGAAAACTTATACCCTTCACACAAAATTCTTTGAGGTGGTTTAGGTGTTCCATTCTTTTCAACTGCCCTTTCTGTTCTTAAAGAGTTAGGTAAAAAGAACCATTTTCCACTTTCAATGATATTATCCCAGTCTATGATAGATGTTCGACCACCACCAGGGCGTCGAAATTCAATTTGATCATCATCGAAATAACCGTTTTCACCAGTGAAGAATGACATGATTTAGTGTTGATTACAGTAATGGGGCAGTTTAGAGGTGAGTAACAATAATACTCACTATTTTTGACGGACAGAGTTAATAACCACTTTATCTGTGGGATACCTTGCCTCTACAAGTTCGATAATAAATCGACGTTCTGCACGATCAGATTCGATCTCAAAGTTATGTCTTGCTCCACGTCTATCATACCATGCACCTTTGCAATTGTAAATCGTCATGAGTTACGATCATCCTCCATCATTCGTGTGAGTGTTTCATGAATAACTCTGAGACTAGAGCGAGAATAACCTATTGAATATGGTGCAGTTTTCTCTACATTACGAGGATCATATTTGTCCACTGTGTAATCAACACCAGACAAAACTTTCATCGTGTCTTCAATACCTTCTAAGAGGATTTCCAGTTCATACTTGTGAATAGTGATCATGATTGTTCCTCCTCAAGTTTTACACATTCGTCCATGATTTCACGGAGTTCTTTTAACTGTTTGTAGAAATCTTCCATGTCGTAGATCTCACCAGGTGAGTCTTGAATTTCTTCCCACATAATCACTTACCGTTTGTGTAATCACCTAAGAGTTGATAATGTCCTTTGACATTATAGTATCCAACCTCTGCGTATCCATACTCTTCAGAGAGATTGAAACATATATCCCATGCTCTATCAAGATCACCGGGGCAACTGGTGTTCTCATAAGGATCAGAGGGACATTTGACAAGGTAGTTAATCATAGTGGTTTAAAGTGTCTTACACCTATGGGGCACTTTAGAGGTGAGTAACTTTAACTACGTTTTAGTTTATCAATAACCAAATCTGCAGTTTGATTGGGCAAATCTCTTTCTAATTGATCAATCTTGTTCTCTAAATCTCCTCTTTTCTTATCTTTCTTCTGTTGCATTCTCTGTTGAACTGCATCCTTTTGCAAGTCCAATCTTTTTTGGTCTAAAACATTCTCATTAAATTGTTTGAATGTCTTCATGTACTCATCCTCTTATTAACTCTTCCTAAAATCTTTGTCTTACCCTTAGAGTCAGGATTCTGACCAGTTTCTTTCTTATACTTCGCAGTTTCTTGGTCCTTCATTATACCTTTCAACATTGTATTTGCCTGATTCTTAACCTTGTCACGTTCTGATCTAGTTTTACCTGATGCTTTCGTTGGGGTATAATTAGGGGACACTTTATTGGGTGTTGTTTTTCTTGTCAAAAGTTTAGATGCTTCTTTACTAGCATCCCTTGAAGATGTAGTGGTTTTCTTAACTTCACCACCACTCTTTCTTGCTGCAATACGAGCCTGTGCTGCTTTCTTTCTCTCTGACTTAACCTTATCGGCGTAAGATTGTCTGACCTGTTTGTCATCTAGAGCTTTTGTTGGTTGTTGTTCTACTTCAGAACGTTTACGTTGACTACCAACATCTTTACGATCTTTATAT